GGTGCGGATGGCCGGAATCAGGGTCTCAAGTATACTTACGATACGACCACGACCGCAACTGATCCCGGTTCCGGCAAATTGCAATTTAATAATACCACTCTCCTGTCCGCGACGGCGCTCTACATCTCGGAAACGGATGGAGATGCAAACGCGTTGGCGGCTTACCTCGCGTCATGGGACGATTCGACTTCCACGATTCGTGGGACTCTCACAATGCGGAAGGACAGCGATCCTTCGGTGTTTGCAGTCTTCTCCATTAGCGGGACGCTGACGGATAACGGATCGTGGGATACTTTCACTGTGGCGGGAATCGTGTCGAACGGTTCCTTCAGCGATAACGACATCGTTAAGGTGAACTTTATCCCGAAGGGTGATAAGGGCGATACCGGCGCGACCGGCGCAGCCGGTTCAAACGGTGCAGCGGGCGCGGACGGAACGAAGCAATGGAACGTAGCCGTAGAGCGAGCGATTTATTTTTACAACGGCGGGACTACCAGCTTGGGGAATGCGATGACTTCTACGGCTTCTTCCGGCAATCCGGTTGCGGCCACTTCAACAAAATTGGAAGGTCGTGATCTTCGCACTTCTACGACGCTGAACAACTCAGCATTCTATGAAGCCCCATCAACGAGCACGTTCTTTTTGAGTTATAAGATGACATCGGTCATCCTGTGTAATTTGAATGAGACATCGGGAAATCGATGTTGGATTGGTTGGGCTGCGAATACGGGTGCTACCCTGTTCGGAAATAATAGTGACACGCCGGGGACGACGTTCGTTGGGTTTCGGTATTCAGCCGGAACTGATTCGGAGTGGAAGGTCGTCACGTATGATGGCACAAATTTGAACGTCTTCACGACGGGCGTGAACGTTTCCACAACCACCACGCAGGATTTTCGTATCGAGTGGGAGAACGGCGGTTCTGAAGTTCGATTCTATATCAATAATACTTTGGTTAAAACGGCGACGGTGCAACTTCCTGCTTCCGCGACTGCGATGCGCTTCGTGGCGGGTGTGAAGAACACCGTGGGTGGCGCAGGCACTGCGCGGCAGATGAATTTCGCCGTGATCAAGTATTTGGAGGGTATCGTCAACCCCTAAAAAACCGCACCTTTTAGTATATGAAGATGAATCTCAACATCAAACTCGGCGAACCTATGAAAGGGCCATCGCCTCTCGGGCCGGAGGACCCATATTATCCTTCGATCACCTTTCACGAGGATGAGCCGCTGGACCTTCCCAAAGAAGGGCTGATGGTAATTCGGTATAAGAAAGCCCGGGGCACCGAGGAAAAGGACGGCTCGTATTCTTGCACCGTGGAGGTTCAGGAGATCGTCTCTGTTGAGGCCAAGAAAACTGAGGCCCCGAGCAAGCGCGACAAGTCTGCTGAGGAAGCCCTCGACGCGCACATGGCCGCTCGCGAAAAAGAAAGCTATTAATATGTTTCGGGTTGCCGACGTAGAAGAAGAAGCCCGCAAGATCATCGGGGTCTGTGACGACACCAAGCTGTTCCGATGGCTCGGTGACGCGGTCACGATGATTGCGAACAAGGGCGAGTTCGAGGGATTCAAGGCGTGGCTTGATATCTGCACGTCCGGCGACGACCGTTGCATCACGCTCCCTCGCGAGGTGGAGACCGTCATCGCGGTGAACATCGGTGGACGCCCCACACTTGGCTACGGAACGCTTTTCAATTTTCATCTCAACGGTATGGGCGACTGTCGGTGTTCGTGCGATTGGTCGTGGCAAGATCAAGACGCGTAGCACGTCACGTATCGCGATCTCAGCGAACCTCGCCGACTTGTTGCGCACCTCCAGACCGCTGATGACAACGGCAAAGAGTTGATCGTCTACGGATACGACACGAATGGAAACAAGCTGCGCCGACAGGTGGATGGCCAGTGGCTCGACGGCTATCAGGTCCCGACCATCTATGGCGTTGCAGTCCCGGACACAGAAGCGCCGACTATCGCGCGCATCACAGGAATTTTCAAAGCGAGGACCGCAGGCTCGGTCAAGCTGGTGACGGAAGACAACATCGTGCTCGGAGTGTATGAGCCCGACGAGGAAATTCCGCAGTTCCGGCGCATCAAGATCAATCGCGGTGCTTCGTGGGTGCGCATCGCATACATGCGCAAGAATCCCGTTTTCACCAGTCTGTATGATCACGTCCCACTCCGCAGCCGCGTAGGATTTTTGCTCGGCCTTCAGGCGCGCAAATATTACTCTAACGAAAAGTTGGCGGAGGCGCAGGCGTATGAAGTCAACGCTACGCGTCTGGAGTTGGAAGCGCAGAATAAAGTGGAACCGAATACGACCGTCAGCCCGATTCAGGTGATGGACGGTTCGGGTGCGCTCACGGACAAACATGACTACGACATTGTCTAATGCCCTCACAACCCTTTTACGATTACGACGGCTCGTTCTTCCGTGGGATGAAATCCGACACGGACCCCGCTCAGTTGCCCCTCGGGTATTACTGGTGCGGTGAGAACGTGATCAACGTCGGCGGTATGCCGGGCTGTCGCCCCGGCTATCGATGCGTCACCGAACTCCCGGACGGTAAGCTTCAAGGCGGCACTCTTTTTCGTCCCCAGTTTGGGGTGGAGCAGATTGTGGTCTGCATCTCTGGCGTGCTCTACGTCTCGGGCTGGCCCTTTCTCTCGTTTAAACAGATTCCCGGGGTCCTGATGTCTCCTTCGGCGAAGCAGGTATTCTGGTGTCAGACCGTTCAATCCGCCCGCCGAAAAACGACTGACTTTGCGTCGGCCATCGAGGTAATCGACCCGCGCAACGTGTTGATCATCCAAGACGGCGGCGAGACTGCCCCCGCATACTACGATGGGTCTCAGTCCGGCCACATCCGCGACAACGCATTCGAAACGCCGGTGGGCGGGCCGATGGCGTGGGTGGGCGACCGCCTATGGGTCGCGCATCGAAATTTTGTTCGCGCCAGCGATCCTGCCAATCCATTTTCTTTTCGTGAGGATACATATCTCGGCGGCATTAGCGCGTTTGCGTTCAAGTCGGAAGTGACCGGTCTTGCGGTGACTCCGTCATCCGACACTCCGAACTTGATTGTGTTCACGCAGAACGAAGCGGAGTTGATCAAGGCATATATTCGCGACCGTGATTCATGGCCGACGACCACGAACATGCAGGCGGAAGCTTTCAAAATTGGGACGCCGTCGCATAAGTCCATCGTCTCTCATTATGGTCGCCTCTCGTGGTTCAGTTCCGCTGGTGGCGTCGTGATGCTCGATGCGGCGCAGGCGAGTATGATTACGTCTCGCTTGCCGATTCGCGACAACGAGATGATGGTCAGCAAGGCGCGCCTCGGGGAAGACCTTACCGCGGTTGCAGGCGCAGCGTTCGGCTCTTACATGCTCATGAGCGTGCCCGCTGAGGACACGTTCAACAAGCACACATGGGTGCTTAACAACGCCAGCTTGGAAACGATCAACGATGACTCCGGCCCCTCGTGGGCGAGCTACTGGACCGGGACTCGCCCGGTCGAGTGGGTGTATGGGAACATCGTCGGTCAGGATCGAATTTTTCATGTGTCCACTGACAAGGACGACAAGAATCGTCTGTGGGAAGCTTTTCGTCCAGATCGATTGGACAACGGATGCCCGATCACATGGTTCGTGGAGACGCGCGGATATTTTGGTCAGAGTTCGCAGACCAAACCTCCCGGGGAGATGTGCAAGTTCGGGTGGGCGGAAGTTGCGCTCGTCGGCATCGAAGAAGATTTGGACCTCGGCGTGTTCTACGCTGGCGGTTTGCGCGGGGCCTACAAAAATATTCTCGCGAAGCGGTTCAACGTGGAGCGCGGTAACCTTGTGCCCGAGCACGAGATCACGGCGGAGACCGAAATCTTTGCGTTTAAACCTCAGACTCGCGTGGCCCGCACTGAAGAAGCCCGGCAGAAATCTGACGAGAGCGGTTCATGTCCTGTGGAATCTTCGAACAATGAAGATATCGATGAAAGCTTTCAGTTACTCATCGTGGGTCACGGTCCAGCGGCCATCCGATGGATTCGCGCCTTCTCTACGCATGAGCAGGTGGACACAAATGGTTCCAACGAGGCGTGCCAGAACGAAACCGGCTACAACGGCGTCCGATTCGATGGGGCCGGAGTCAAGGGCGAAGACCGCGATGGGCTCGTGACCGAGATGGAAGCGAAAGAGATTGTTATCTACACCGCGAACAAGACCGTCTCTATCACACAAGAAAATATCACGTCCGTGGGAGTTGGATACGGGGAGAGCGTGGTGTCGCAGGATGCGGCAGATCGAGTTGCTGAGCGAGTCGCGCAAAAACGCGCCGAGATTGAACTCTCCGCGCTGCTCCCGAGAATCCTTGGAATTGGTGAAGCCCTATGAACTCTGTAATCGAAACTATTTTTGCTCGTCGTCCTCCGATTGAGTATGTGTCGCCCGCTGCGTGCGAGGTGATTCTGTCCGGCAGTGGACTTCTGTCCCTCATTCTGCCGGTGCTCAATCCGTTTGGTCGCATCCGGCCAGTCGGCAACGTGATTGTGCTCGGGGAGGGTGCAGGTCCTTTTTCGTTGAACTGGGAAACTGAACCCGGCGAGGACCCACCGGTCATCTGCTATAACATTTATCAGGTGGTGGGCGGAGAATTGATCCTCGTCGCTGAATGTGTTACGCCTCCGCCCGGTGGAGGTGGAGTCCCGCTGCCGCCCGGCTCTCCCGAAGGTGGCGATACATATGTTGTCACTCCGATCACGACCGAGGGCGAAGGTCCGCCGAGTAACCCGGTTACAACTCCCGTCATTCCGCCCGTGGACCCGTGCAGTTCGAATGAAGGCACCGACACAACGTGCGACTATGGCTCGACCGGCACGCAGTATCGAATCAAGAATTTCAACTCCGCTCTCTTTGATATCACGGACTGCGGTTTGTTCTGGACGAACTGCGTCAACTGCGAAATTTCCGG